GTCGAGCCGACGGCCGCCGCGAAAGCGGTTTTCGCGGCGCCGCCGCCGGGGACAGCACCGATCGCGGTTTCGGTGGCGAGCGTGAGCCGCGAGAGGTCGGCGGCGATGCGCGCGAGCTCGTCGTCGACCTTGCTGGCGAGCGCGACCGAGTCGGTCGGCGCCGAACTGCCTAGATTGACCTTGCTCGCGGTGACGAAAATGGCCTTCCCGGTGTCATGACCGAGCCGCATGGCATTCGAAGCGACCGCGCTTAGAAGGTGCGCATAGGGCGCTGGGCCGAGCGGTAGGGCGACAGCGCCGTCGAGCGTGTGTGTACCGAGGTCGCCCGTCGAGATGGCAACCTGGCGGCTTTTGGATGCCGTGTTGAGCCATTGGTCAATCGAGCGCTCGGCGAAGACGAGCAAGACAAAGTCGCCGGCGGCGAGCGGCCATGTGATCGCGAAACCGCCGCCTTGTGGGTAGGCGATCGGCACGCGCGGAATCACCGGCAAGTCTTCTTCGGCGTACGGCTCGAAGCCTTCGACGTCGTCGGCGGTCGGTAGCGTGTTGCGCAGCGACGGCCGCACGTCGGCGCTTTGACCGCGGCCGTTCGCGTCGGTGTACACCGCGACGATTTGACCCGGCATGGCCGTATGCGCATCGGCGAGCGCCGAAGCGATCGCGACCTGCACCAGCTCGGCTAAGTCGGGCGTCGCGGATGCCATCTAGTTTGACTCTGCGGCGCCGTCTTCGTCGTCGAGCTCGACGTCGACCGCGGCCGGGATGGGCTGCAAGTCGCTCGCCGGGATGACGTGTTGATGCTCGGAACTGGCGAGCCCGACCGGCTCGGGCTCGGCTTCGGCGGCCGGGCGCTCGAGCGTGGCCGTGATCTCTTCGGCGTCTGCCGCGGTGGGTGTGTTGGCTGTAGTCGCGCCGCGCGCAAGAGCCCTAGCGCTTGACGGCACTGAGCTCGAGCTCGGCGCCCCACGCATTGCCGAGCGATTCGCCCTTGAAGCTCACCGTGTCGATACGATAGACGCCGGCGACGTAGCGCGTCTTGAGCTCGACTTGCCGGCCGGGATACAAGCCGGGAAGCATGAGCGTGCGCGCTTTCACGAGTTGGTCTTTTCCGAGCTCGGGCGACTCAATCAAGCCGCTCTGCGGCGACAGCAAGATAGGCGGGTCCGGCAGCACCGCGTCGCGCGACGGCAGAAACTGCAGTTCGCCGTCTTGAATCGACCATGACAGCCCGCACGACCGCGTAATGCGGTCGAGCTGCGAGACGGCATTGCCGCTCGTCGTGATGCCTTTGCCGACCGCGGCTTGACCTGTTTTCCAGTACCGCGCATCGCTGGCGATGGCTGCCGCATTGCCGGCGCCGACATGCATCGCCGCGGCGATGTCGTTGATAATCTTCGCAAGGGTAGTTCCCTGCACGTAGTTGCGTTGCACGCGCGCGGCTTTCTTCTTTGCTCCGCCGTCGTCACTCGTGATCGTGGTAGTCCATTCTGTATTTTCGCGCGCACTCCAGGCTTCGGCGAGGTCGCCGCGAAAAATCAGGCTCAAGCCCGTGTGCACATAGCCGGCTTCGACCGAGACGAAGACTTGCCGCATGGCGTGCAGACGCTTGCGGGTCTCTTCGGATAGGTTGTTGATCACAACGTCGCAGCGGCCGGAGACCTTCGCCGATAGCGAGCGCTTCACATTGAACTGAATATTTAGCTCGGTAATGCTGATGTCTTCGACCTGCAACGCATAGATGCGGTCGAAGAGTGCGTCTTGCGGTATGCCGTTCGGGTCGTCGGGCATGCGTCACCATGTGCCATCGGTGACGTAGTAAAGGCGAAACCGGTCGCCCATCTCGGCGAGCGTCGGCTTCGCACCGACGTCGCGCATGTCAAGAAACCACAAATCGCCCGGCGGCAGCGCCGTATTGTAATGATAGCGGTCGAGCAGCGGATACAAGGTGATCATACGCACGCCGACGACGAGCGGCACGCCGGCGCTATCAGACACATGCATGTGAAAGCACTCGCCGCGCTGACTCCAGACGATGCGCAGCGCATAGCTCGAGCCGCTTAGCTGCACGCGTTGGGTAGTGTCGACGTCGGGCGTCGTGACGATGCGTAGGCTTGCCATGCACGGTTACGGTGTAGGATGCGCGAGCGCTTGCAGTCTCTCTCTTGCGCCGCTCAAGACTTGCTTGAGCGAGCTCGTCTTGTCTTGTTGGTCCGGCGAGACTTCGCCGGGCTTGGTTGGTTGGGTGTTTTGGGTCCCTTTAGCCTTCGCCGGCGTCGCACGTACTTGTGCCGGCAACGGCGTTCCATACGTCACGCCAACGACGTTGACCATCTGACACTGCGCCGTGAACATGAGTGCATTTCGCGAGCTCGACGCGTCGCGCGTGACAGACAGTTCGACCATCACGGCGTTCTGATAGGTCCGGAAAGCGGTCACGACCTGCACGGGCCGCCGGCGCATGAAGGAATCGCGCAGCGCGGCCGCCACGGCTTCGACCCGGTCGACAGATGCCGTCGCGACGTCGGTGCGCGGGTTTGCGGCCGGAGAGATGAGCATCTGCGGCGCCGTCATGGATAGGTTATTGAGAATGTTACGCGGCTGCGCGCGCTCCATGGCGAGCTTGACCTTCGGCCAACGTGGATCGGTGCTACGGCGTGTGAGGTCTGCGACCTGGCCGACGAACGGCAAAACGCTCAACCATGCGCCGACTGGCTCGCCTTCGAGCGACTTCGACACGTAGGTATCGAATGTGGTCGTGATTTTTTGACCGTGCGCGTCGCGTAGCGGGTAGCTCGACTTGTCGTCGAAGACGAGCCCTTCGGTATGCGACTTGGGCGCGTCGAGCGGCGTATTCGATACGACGCCTTCGAGGTGTAGCGTCTCGGGCTGCGTGCGCACGTGGTCGCTCACGTTGGGCCCGTCTTCGACCGGAAACTGTGTGCACTGCGCGCTCATGCCGTGGCTTTCGCGGATGCTGCAATCAATCCAGATGCGGTCGATTTGCAAGTGCATAACTTCGCGTTGATAGGCGTCGGGCATGGTGGCTCTTACGGCGCTGTGCGCTCGAGCGCGGCTTTCGTGCGGCGAAGGTTGATGTCATTCGCGCGGTCTTGGGCGCGCGTGTAGTCGCCGACGTTGGCGTTAGGCGGCAGAAAGTTGTTGATAGTGATCGGCGCTTGGTTGACCGTTGTTGCAGCCGACTGCGGCGGCGGGAGCGGTGCCGACGCGGATACGCCGCCGGCGTAGGATGCATACGGATTTGCGTAAGCTAGGTCTGTGCGGCCCTTGTTTTCTGTGGCTTCGGCGTCGAGCTGGCGTTGCACTTCGGCGCGCGCTTCGGCTTCGCGCTGCAAGCGCTTGGCTTCTGCTTCCCTGGCGCGCATACGTCGCACGCCGGCGGCGGCGGCGTCTTCGGCTTCGGCTGCGATGTCTTGTGACTCTTCGTCTGTGATGGGCTTGTCGCCCGTGACGCCGGCGAAGTAGCGCCACTGTTTCGCTAGTAGCTTGATGGTCTCGCCGAAGACGCGCAGCCGCCGATCGTATCGGTCGAAGGTATCTTCCCAAGGGAAGCGACGGATCGCGGTCGTGAATACCTCCCAGGCTTTGCCGGCATCGTCGAGCGCTTCTTTGAACGCCGCGAGCACTTTGGCCGAGCTGCCGAGCCCGAACATGCTTTCTAGCAAGTCGCCGAAGGCCGAATCGCCGCCTTCAAACCACGTAATGAGGTCGTCGACGATGCCGACCACGAGAAGCAACGCGGCAGCCACGGCGCCAATCGAAACCAGCGCCGGACCGAACGCTGCAAGCATGATGACGCCGAGCACGGCCATACTCGCCTTGAGTACGTTGCTCGTCTTCGTGAGCTCGCCGAATTTCTTGATTGAGGTCAGCGCCCAGCCGAGCAGCTTGGTCGCGACCGGCAGAAGCTTTTTGCCGATGTCGGTCGCAAGGTCGCGAACCGAGTCGGTGAGTGCGCGCTGCCGGTTGGCGAAGCCGTCGGCGGTGCGAGCGGCATCGCCTTGCGCTTTCGTGGTCTGGCTCAGGATGTAGCCGTATCTAAGCTCTGTTTTCTCGGCGACAGTCATCGCCGCGAGCTTCTTTTGGATACCCTCTTTGTGCGCGTATTCTTGCAGCGTGGCGTCTTGCATCACGATGCCGAAGCGCTTGAGCGGCTCGGCTTCGCCCGATATGCCGCTCTTGAGCGCCGCGAGCGCATCGTCGTCGGATGCATTGAAGAAGCTCGCCAAGTCGACCGCGAGCCCGGCGAAGCGGGTCGACATTTCTTGCGCTTTGCTAGCGTTGCCGGTCATTGGCTCGAGCATGGCGCCGAGTGCGCCGGCGTTGGCTTCGAGCGCATATTTAGATCGGCCCATCTCGCGCGCGGTCGTCTCGGCCCACGCATGCACTTCGGCTTCGCCACTAGGGCCGAAGACTTGCTGCAACACGTTGTTAGTTTCATCGGCCGAGCTCGCGAGCTCGGTCATGTGCGCGATCGCGGAGACGACCGCGGCACCGCCGATGTACTTGCCGAGCGTCGTGCCGATTGCCGCGCCGATGCCGCTCGAGCCGCCTACCTGCTTCGCGACGGCTTTCGCACTGGCGCCGGCGGCACCGGCAGCGCCGTCGCCCATACTGCGCCCGGCGCCGATAAAGCGCCCCTTGGCGTCGCGCATCTTGCCGTCGACGCCTTCGAGCCCTTTCTTTACCTTGTCGAGCCCGGCGTCGGCTTTCTTGAACGCGGCTTCATCGACCTTCAAGCCGAGCAGCGCGACGAGCTCGCGCACGACTACCGCGCTCACTTGCGGTCCCTTACTGCGGCGGCGTGGCGGCGGTCTAGTTCATCGTACATATCGAGCACCGCGTGAGCGTCGTATAGGTCGTCGAGGCTCCAATCGTGGCAAATCTCCGCTAGTCCGGCGTGATAGTGGCTGCTTGTGGCGATGCGGTGGATGTCCCAGTCGACGCCGGCCGGGATGGCGCAAGTAATGACGTCAGCGCTTTCAACCGTTCCGCGAGCGTGCTCTTGCCGCTCGCGGTGCCGTCGAAAAAACTCGAGAAATTTGCCTCTAACGCGAAGCCGAACCACTGCAACATGACGTCATAGCGCCCGGCGAAGTGGTCTTCGAAGATGGCGTCGAGCTTCGGCGCGTGCTCGTTGTCGAGATGCATGACCGTGAAGCGCGCGAGCTCGTCGCTCACGGTGGCGAACTCGGCTTCGGTGATGCGCTGCGACAGCTCGCGGATAGCATCGGACGCGCCGGACGCTAGCGACACGGTGAGGTCGCCTTTCGCGTGCAGGGTACCTTCGATGAAGCCGGCCGTTGCGGGCCCCATAAGGCGCACCAGCCGCACCAGCATCGCCCGTCCCTGCTTCGCGCCGAGCAACGTCACTTCGTAGCGATGGCCGCCTATGACCTTGTCCTTTACCGCGCGCGTCGGCATCTCTTAGCGACCTCCGAAGAATGACGTGCGGGCGTCGGCTAGGTTGATCTTCCATTCGTACACTTGCACCGTTTTGCCGATTTTGATCGCCGGCGGCGCAGTGATCCACGCACGCGCGCTCGTGACGAGCAAGCGGCCCGATTGGTCGCGAGCATTGAAGACGCCGGCGGCGGCACCGTTTAGCACGGCGATGTCTGCGGTGAGCATGGCGCTCAAGCGGTCGTTGGCGTCGGCGGTCTGCGCGTACTTGAGTGTCGCGAGTGCGGAGAAGTTGTTCGTACGAACGCGCGTCACTTCGCCGTCGGCGCCCACGTACATGCTGAACCAATCTTCGGTCCAATCGATGGTGAGCACTTCGTCTTCGGCATAGCCGCCGCCGTCGAGCGGCACGGCGTTTAGACTGAGTGACATTTCATTGATATTCCAGGCTTTAAAACCCATAACGCGGTGGCTCCTATCGGCTTCTGACTATTGGGTCCTAGACCTGCACGAGCCCGACTACGCGGACCTGATGGATGGCGCCGGAGAGTGCATACGTGTAACGCATGTCCGGCAGAATGCGCTGCGTCTTGAGCGCCGGGTCGATGGCGGCGAGCTCGGGCGCCGTGACTGAATAGGGCTGTTGCCCGTCGATGATGCCGAGCGCGATGCCGTCGAGGATTTGCCCGTTGATTTGCGAGCGCACGAGCTCGATACCGCTCGCGGTATACGGCACGACGTCATTGTTGCGTAACAGGGACACAATGCGATCTTCGATGTTGACGTCGAACCAATCGATAGCGACGGTGACGTCGAGAAAGCGCCCCGAAGCGGCCCAACCCCACAACGTGAAGCCAAGCCCCTTGATGTTGACGTAACAGTTCGCGTGCTTGGTCTTGAGCGCCAAGCGCTGCGTCGCGTTGGGATTCTGCATCGTCACGGCCGCGAGCCCCTTGTTCGCGAACGTCACGGGCCCCGGCAACTTCGGCAAAATCGCACCGACTACGGCCGCGTCGAGATATTCGGCCTGATTCGGGTGATACCAGATGGACGAGCGGGTCATTGACTGAGCCTGCAACACGCTCGCAATGTCCGTTGTCGCCGCCGTCGGGATGGCGCTGTCGGAGCTCGCGGCGAGATAAATCGCGCGCTCGAGCTGCGCCCAAGACGCGGCGCTCGAGATGGCGGCCGCGCTCGGCGTGAGCATGAGCAGCGCATACCAGTCACCATCGGCTGCACGGATGGCCGCCAAGTCGACCGCCGGCAATACGGTCGGCGCGAGTGTCGTGTCGGCGAAGACGATATTGCTCGAGACATTCGAGACCGCGTGCGTGATGTTCGCGGTGTCGCTGGTGACAGTGACGCTCGTCGTGCCGGTCGCCGTGACGTCGGTGATGGCGTTGATGGCCGTGATGAGCTTTGCGCAGATGGCCGCGTCGGTGTCCGGCGGCGAGCCGGTCACGTCGACCGCGACGCCGTCGATGGTCACTGTGTAGTGTTGGTTAGGCGCAGTCGGTGCCGTCGGCGTGAGCGTGAACGTCTGTGTAAAGCCGCCGGTGAGTCGGCCGACCTTATACGAAGGCGGGCTCGGAGACTGTGACTTGAGCT